CAGAGTTTGCGGTGGTTGGGTATAAGGGTACCAATGCCTATGACGCTGGTATCTTCTATTGCCCCTACGTCCCACTGCAGATGGTTCGTGCGATTGATACAGGTTCGTTCCAGCCGAAGATTGGATTCAAGACACGCTATGGTCTTGTGGCCAATCCGTTTGCTGAGGGCACGACACAGGGTCTGGGCGCGCTAACCGCCAAGGCTAATATGTACTATCGTGCAATGAAGGTGAGCAATATTCTGTAAGCAATTACAGATGATTGTTCGGGAAGGGGGACTCGAAAGGGTCCCCCTTTTCATTTATATCAGATTATATAAATAGTATATTATGGGTCAATTACAACCATCAAATACAAATTTTCTTGTTCCGAATAAATTCATTCTATCGTTTTTACGTCTGCCCAACATGCAGTTTTTTTGTCAGACGGTGAGTCTTCCAGGAATGAATCTGAGTGCCATACCGCGAAATACGCCATTTGTAGATTATCCTGTTCCTGGAGAGAAGCTCGTTTATGATCCCTTGACTATTACATTTTTAGTTGACGAAGATTTGGCGTCTTGGCGAGAAATTCATGATTGGATGCGCGCCATAGGGTTTCCAACCAAATTTGAAGAATATAAAAATTTAAAAAACATTTCTAAATTTGCCAGTTCAGTGGCTCCACAATTTTCAGATGCAACACTAGTTGTGATGAATTCCAATAATGTCGGCAATTATCGTTTCAAATTTCATGACGCATTCCCCATGACTCTTGCTCCGTTCACTTTGTCCACTGTGACAGGTGCAGAAACCATTATGACAGCTGATGCTACCTTCAGTTTTTCCTTTTTCGATCTTGAAAAAATTTGACAAATCAAAAATAATCTAGTATAGTTTCTGAACCGGTTATTGCGACGTAAGTGTTTGTGACATGTACGTTGTGAGTTGATATCTTTATAAGAGGACATTATGGCAACAATTCCTATAACTACACCTGAAACGATTCAAGAACTCCTAACTATGTGGGGTAATGATGTCAAGTTTGATCAAACACAGCCAGATCGTGAATTGGCTCGTATTGGTTCTTTACATAGTAAGTATCTCACCATTCTTTCTGAACATCGTTTGGCGATGAAAACCGTAGAACAAAAGTATTATCGTATTCGTAAACTCAAATGGGAATATTATACTGGTAAACTAAATGGAGACAAAGTAACGCTAGAGAAGTATGGATGGGAACCATTTATGTTCACGTTGAAATCTGAAGTTCCCTCTTACCTCGAAGCAGATAGAGACTTACAACTTTTGATGACACAAAAAGGCTTGCATGAAGAAATTGTGGAAGTGTGTCAATCGATTCTTAAAGAATTACAATCTCGTACCTATCAAATTAAAGACTTCATCACTTGGCAACGTTTTATTCAAGGCGTCTAAGATCCCCTCACTAAATACGGTTACGGAGTATTTGTGATGGATCTTGTGATTACGAAACAAAACGAAGCCTACATCAAAATTAAGTGTGATGACAGTCTCGCACAAGAACTGTACGAGTATTTTTCATTCTACGTTCCTAATTTTCAATTCACTCCACAATTCCGCCGAAAACTGTGGGATGGAAAAATTCGGTTGTTTGACTTACGATCCCGCGTTCTCTATCACGGGCTAGTGTCATATGTCATAAAATTTTGTCAAGATCGCCAGTATACATATCATCTTGATACGTTAGTGGTTCTGACTGAAAATTGGTCTGAACAAGAAGCACATACCTTTGTGCAGTCATTATCGCTTCCCGAACAAATTCAACTTCGCGACTATCAATTCAATACGCTTGTTCAGTCAGTTCGCAATCGTCGTCAATTGATTGTATCACCCACCGGATCAGGTAAATCTCTCATTTTATATTGTTTAGTTCGGTATTTTCTCTTTCGTGATTTACACCGCATTCTCGTCGTTGTTCCTACAACGAATCTCGTCGAACAATTAACATCCGATTTTCAATTATATGGATGGGATGCGAATCAATTTGTTCACAAACAGTATGCAGGTAAAGAAAAAACGACACAGAAGCCTGTAACAATTACCACGTGGCAATCCATCTATGAGTTTCCAGCCTCATACTTTGAACAATTTGATGCGGTGTTAGGAGATGAATGTCATCTGTTTAAGGCTAAATCGCTGCAAAGTATTATGACTAAATTGACGCGAACACTCTTTCGTATTGGTACTACTGGCACCTTAGATGGTACTAAGACGAATCGGTTGGTCTTAGAGGGTGCATTTGGACCGGTGTATGAAGCAACCAAAACTAAAGACTTGATGGAACGTGATGCTTTGGCAAATATCAATATCAAAGCCCTCATTCTTAAATATGATACCAACACGTGTCAGCAATTAAAATCTTCAACCTATCAAGAAGAATTGGATTTTGTCGTTCAACACACCAAACGCAATCGGTTTGTTGCTAATCTTGCATTATCGTTAACAGGCAATACATTAATTCTTTTTCAATTTATTGACAAGCACGGGGAAATCTTATATAATCTTATTCGTGATTTGTCACCTGAACGCGATGTAATGTATGTTCATGGAGGCGTAGAAACGGATGAACGTGAACGTATTCGACAATGTGTTGATCAGGCATCACATGCTATCGTATTAGGATCAGCTGGCACATTTAGTACTGGCGTCAATATTCCTAATCTACACAATATTATATTTGCTTCGCCGTCAAAATCACGAATTCGTGTTCTTCAATCTATAGGTCGCGGTCTTCGAAGAACTGATGAAAAAAATTTAATGACGTTGTTTGATATCGCGGATGATCTACGAACTGGCAAGTCAATGAATTATTTGCTTCAACACTATGTGGAGCGACTGAAGATTTATGATGACGAACAATTTTCTTATCAACAATACTATATTGATTTAAGTACATGACACCTCTTGTCGCCATATTACGTCTCACTACAGGTGAAGATATTATTGGATTGGTCTCAGAAACCGAAGCCGAGTATCAGGTAGTCAATCCTTTTAAAGTAATTTTTCGTCGATTTAATAATAAAAATAATGTGGGGTTGATGGTGGTGCCGTGGTTACTGGACGAATTACTTGACGAACACACAACAGTAATTTCTAAATCACAAGTGGTGTGTGTTATGACACCGAAAAAAGAATTTGTTGATTATTATCATCGCACCAGTGATGATTATTATATGCGATTGATTAATTTGGATAGTACGTTTCGCAATCAGCTGTCCAATCTTGAACGTCGCTCGTTGGATATTGAATCGTCGTTTCGAGATATGATGAACAATTACTATTCATCAAAGTCAAATTGGGCGGATGAGGTGCGAAGACAAGATGAAGATGATGAGGATGAAGATGATGATTCTCCCACGTTTCATTGACGCGCACTATGAGTGAACATTATATTTCAAATGCTGCTCTGCTTGAGGCACTGCTTCAATATCAAAAAGCGGTTCGCCGTGCCAAACGTCTTCATCAAGAACGTCCTGTTCTTCCTGATTATATTGGAGCTTGTTTTTTGAAAATTGCAGATCGACTATCACGCAAGCCCAATTTCTACTCGTACACGTTTCGCGAAGAAATGGTTATGGATGCGGTAGAAAATTGTGTGTTGTATGTTGATAACTTCGATATGAAAAAATCCAGTAATCCTTTTTCATATTTCACTCAAATTATTTACTATGCGTTTTTGCGACGCATTCAACGCGAAAAGAAGCAACTCTATTTAAAATATAAACTGGCAGAAAAACTCATTGTTACGCAAGAGTTCAATAAAATGGAAAATAAATCATCATCAAATCAAGGCGAATTGTATACTAACATAGCTGAATATATTGACACATTTGAAAAGAAAGTTGAAGCCAAGAAGATCAAAAAGCGAGGATTAGAATTGTTTATGGAGGACGAATGAAACTGGCTCTTGTAACAGATACTCATTTTGGCGCTCGTTCAGATTCTCCTCAGTTTAATGCGTTCTTCTTTAAGTTTTGGGAAGACACCTTTTTCCCCTATTTGAGCGCGCATCAGATTAAAACTGTAGTACATCTTGGAGATGTGATGGACCGACGCAAGTTCATCAATCATTATATTGCGAATGAATTTCAAACACGATTTATCAAACGCCTCTATGACGAGGGTATTGATACACATATTATCATTGGAAATCATGACTGTTTTCATAAAAACACGAATCGTATTAATTCCATTCAAAATCTCTGTGGCACCTATGATGGATTGCATGAGCCGTGGATTTATGTGGATCCTGCTGTAGTTAGTTTTGATGGCGTAAAAATGCTCTTTCTGCCGTGGATTTGTGACGAGAACCGCGACCGCTCGTTAAAATTAATTCGTGAAGCTCCGGTATCCTTAGTCATGGGGCACTTAGAGATTGCCGGATTTGAAATGGACAGAGGGTTGGTGTGTCTCGATGGATTGTCTGCGGATTTGTTTAATCGATTTGAACTCGTACTTTCAGGGCATTTTCATCATCGGTCAACACAAGGTCCGATTCACTATCTAGGCAATACGTATGAAATTACATGGGCAGATTATAACGATCCTCGTGGATTTCATATCTTTGATACAGACACACGAAATTTGACTTTTGTTCCGAATCCATATAAAATGTTCTATAAACTCTTTTACGATGATACCACTCAAACGTTTGACACATGGAGTGCGTGTGATTTCTCAATGTATAAAGAGACTTGTGTTAAAGTAGTTGTCAAACAAAAAACCAATCCATTTTTGTTTGATTCCATCTTGGATAAACTCTATGCATCCAGCCCACTTGATGTGTCGATTGTGGAAAACTATTTGCCCGTGTCTGACCAGATTGAAGACGCGGTAATAGATCAAGCAGAAGATACGATGACGATTCTCAACAAATATATTGATGGGTTAAAAATGGATGTAGACTCCCAACAATTAAAAGAGTTTATGCTTAATCTCTATCAAGACGCTCTCGCCTCGGAACGTTCAGTATGATTATGCTTCAATCTGTCAAGTGGCGCAATC